GCGATGGGCAGGGAGTCAGATACGTAGAACCCGTTGGCTATCGGTAGCTGGGTAACAGGCATTAAAGAGCCCCTATGATCGCATCCAATACAATGATGTTGTCTGTTGTAGATTCGTTTCTTACGAAGATCTCAACGTAGTCGCCATCGTCTAGCTCTAAGTTGGCAAAGGTCGCTAAGCTGCGATACAAGCCGCTAGAGGTAGTGGTCGTGGTCTTGGTTGAATTTACAATCGTACCGTTGAGCGCAATATACATTGATACCGTGTGGTTCGTGCCGCTTGCTACGGTCATGCTAACAATTGCGTTAATGATATGCCTGGCGGTATCACCTGTGTGCGTAATCTTGCCAGTAGTGTCGCCGGTATAGCCAGACTCGTCCCCGACCACGAAAGTACCTGCGACCTTAACCGCTGTGGCAGTGCTTGAGATTACAGTCTCGGTAGAGTTGCCGTGCATGGTGACGTTGGCGTATTCAGCAACACCAACCTGGCTAATGGTCACGTAGTTATCAGTAGAAGCAACAGCGATTCCGTTACCTGCCACGATGCTCGCAATGACCGGGCTGGTAGCCGTGGTATTCAGGAACAGAGGCGCGCCAGTAGTGTCGTAAGAGATGTTGTGTGCGATAGTTACGCCGTTCTCAGCCGACACGTTAGTAACAATGCCAGAGCCATCTTCCAGGTTGCGGATGTTGTTGATAGTGCCATCCGTATCCAGGATAGGCGTACCAGTAACAGCGCCATCCTGCACGATTGTGCCGGTCACGCCAAGACCGCTCACGAAGTTGTCGTAGCTGATCTTGTAGTTCGTGCCGTTAACAAAGTAGTCCATGTAGCTGTTAGCTAGGACCGTGCTCTGTTGAGTGAATTGGCTTTTCTTTCTGCCCTGCGCTCTATCAACCATTCGTGTTGTTCTCCAATCCAATGGCGCCAGTAGTCTCAGCCAGGATCTCTTCTTCCGATGCGGTGTAGAAGTGTCCTGGGTAGCCGTAGACAGTATCCTCGTTGCCTGACCCGACGGGCAGGGTAGAAGGGTTCCTAGTCGCTGCTATGCGCTGTCCCAGTAGCCTCATGGTCTGGAATCCGTCACGTGCAGCCTTAACCAAGCCCTGAGATACGACACCTCCGTAATCAGGAGAGACCTCGATAGCTAGGTTAGCAATTAGTCCTCGGAGCGCGCCGGTAGGGATAGTGACCTCATCACCTAGATCGGTGACCACCGTATAACCCAAGCTTATGCCTTGCGCGTCGAGCTCTGCCATGTAGTTGTTCATGGCGAAGATAAAGTCCTGGTACTCGTCAGCCTCCAATGGAGCCTCAGATGCCTGGACCAGAATTCGTTGTAACGCCGCCTTAGCGACTTGAGCGACAGTGGCCATTATTCGTACCTTGCAGATTTAGCGCCCTTACACTTCCAGCGCTTGCGACTCAAATTGTTTGGCGTGTTGGGGTCGTTCTGTTTTTCTTTAGGTAATCGCTTCTTGATACCTAGCGACCTCGCACAGTAGGAATCACCCTTACTCGTACCAGGACGTACACGTGGTCCACCGCCCTTGGCTTCACCGGCCTGCCCGTAGGAGACCTTCTTGCCTGACGCCGTGACCTTAACCTTGGCCTTGCCTTTCTGTGGTTTTGCCATAAAGAATCAGGGGGCCGAAGCCCCCTTCTCCATCTATCGTTATGCTACACCGAAACCTTGACCTGCGAAGAGCGGGTTGAAGGTTGCGTATGCAGGCAGAAGGTCGAAACGAATCTTCTGCGTGTTGGCATCACCGTCTGCGTACTTAGATACGCGGATTGAGAAGCCATCGCTAGTAGTAGCGATAGTGTCAGTGCTGTAGAGCTTAGGAAGCTTGACAGTACCGATGCCGAACGCCTGCTTCGTGTAGAAGAGGTTAGGCTGGTACAGAGTGTCGGCAGCACCGAGGATAGTTACAACAGCATCTTCGGCAGGAGCCGCAGTGACGTTGTTGTACTGGCCGTTAGCTTCGTAGATAGCAGCACCTGAGACAGTGATAGTCGCAGCGTTAGCAGCGATAGTCACGTCCTCGAGAACAGTACCTGTCCACAGAACCTGTGCGCCAGAAGCGTCGAGCATAGGCTGACGAGTTGCTACGTTGAGACGGTAAACGCCCGCGATAGTAACCTGGTCACCAGCTTTGATAGTACCAGTACCCAGACCGTCGAGAGACAGAACCTGAGTCATAGTGTCCTTAGCTGTAACGTAAGTTGCATCAGGAGCCGCTGCGAGCGCGCCAAGACGGTCAGTAGTAGAACCTGAAGTGTAGCTGCCGAGAGCGTTAGAAGTCAGAGCCATCATGCCAGCGAAGTTCTGGCTGATCTGAGCTTTCTCCCATGCTGTACGTACAAGGCCGTCAGCCGCGTTCAAACCGTTCTGAGCTGAAGACAGCGCAGTAGTTGTGAAAGGGTTCATGATGTAATATTTGTCGTCGCTCATAGGAACGCCGATTGAATCCATCAATGCACCAGCACCTGCAACGTCTGACCATGCGTCTACCGCATTACCGCGAGCACCGTAAGACAGTGAAGCGTTCTTGCGGATGAATGCAGCAAGATCGAGCTCCATGTCAGTCACAATGCGACGGGCCATTGGCTCAAGGATCTGGTCGAGTTGGTCTAGCTCAAGAGCTTCTTCAACATTGCCCCACTCAGTGGCAGCAGTGAAGTAGTCCTGGACCGTACCAGTTGCCTTACCAGCAATGATGTCGCTCTTAGTGCTTGAGCTGATATCACCGCCAGAAGTGCGGATTGAGTTGTAATCGTGCGGACGCTTGAAGTCTACAGTTGAACCGCTTGAAGGGTTGAACTTGCCAGACAGGAGCTGCGTGTCCACAGTCTTAGTGAGTACGCGTGATGCCTCGAACGCGTCGAGGAATACCCGGGCGACTTTCCGGGTGACGTTACTGTTGAGATTATTAGCCATTGTTACATTTCCTATTCAAATATAGCGCCTTGTGGCCCCTTCGGTTTGGGAGCTGACCCTGCCCCTCGTGGGGTATCTAGCGGGTCGGGCGCATTGTTAACTTTAGGTTTAAGCGATGCAGCTTTCTGTTTAACGGTTGTTGCTATCTTTACTGCCGCCAGGGTAGGTGGCATTCTGGATAGCTCATCAAGCTCTGTCAGGTTGGTAGACAGGTACTTAGTGATCAGCGGACCATGCTCGTCAGCCAGTATGTAAGATACCAGCGTGTCGTCCATGCCGAACTGCGCCACCGTGCTTCCTGCTACCTGGAGCTCTTCGGGTTTGATCCCTAACTGCGTAGCTCTGTCTGAGTAGCTCTTGATGCTCGCGTTTAGCTCTTCTTGCTGCTTCATTTGCTGCTGGTACGCTGCCTGGCGTTGGTTCTCTTCGATAGCCCTCTGCCGTGCGTCATACTGTGCAGCCTCAACCAATGCGCGTTCCCTTTGCTGTAATCGCTGTCTGTACTCCTCGTCAGAAAGTGCAAACGGGTCAGGCAGATCCGGTACGTTCGGCTTTGCTTGAGTTGGAACATTAGCTCGGAGCTCCTCCAATTCCTTCTCGAGTCTGAGCTTTTCTTGCTCAATCGCCCTTTTCTCGGCGACCTTGACTCCTACGGTCTTGTTGAAGATCTCTTGCTGTTCCGGTGTAAACTGGACATGTTTTTCCTGGTCCTCACCAGTATCCGGTGCTGAGTCGGAATCCTCCTCCACCTCTGGGGAAGGGTCTTCAGATAGGATCACCTCCTGCTCGTCGTCAATATCGTAATCGTCTGAAATCAGCTCGCTCATACTAATGTCCCTTTGAAAGGTAAATGCCCTGATAAGGTCAGGTGGCCTATAACCCCGAATTGGGTAAATGCCCAGATAAGCTCTGGTGGGCTTGTGCAGAGTATAGCATATGTTGCATGCGGTACCCTGCTAGTCTACTAAACCATTCCACGCAGCGCGCTCGTAGCACCCACGCTTGAGAGTAGGTCTGCGCTGTCAGACTTGGTTGGGTCGAACTCTGCGTTGATAGAGCGGATATTTTCTGGCTTTGTGGAGATTGTAATATCTCCTTCATCTGCCGTATTAATGATTTCAATGGTATCGTAATTGCCCGATCTAACAGCGTCTCTAAATTCTTGACCGCTTTCACCGAACTGTAAATCTCCAGCGTTTCTACCGTTGGCATCAATCGTGTATACCTTACCCCTTCTATACCTCAAAGGATAAACAGCGCCGCCGCCCGAAGAGCCAGCAAAACGATTGGCAACCTCTCTGTCTTTTGTTAAAAATCCAGCAATATCAACACCTTCTTCGCCTTTGTTAAAAGCTGGAAATGGTTCAGGTCTGTTAATTTCAGTTATTTCTGGGCCACGGTAATCACCAGATTCTTTTGTGTAATCGTATGGATACATACCTTTGTAATATATGTCTTCCTCAAACCCAAGGTCTTGCGCCCTCTGCATTCTGGCTTCTGGATTCATGTCTAAACCGCGCAGTGCTGACTTTGCACCCTTAGCAGCCACATCACCAACAACAGGCACAACGCCCATCATGTTAATGCCAGCGCCAACCATGTCACCCTGCCCATAGGCTTGTGCAGCGTCCTCTACGGCTAATGCGTCACCAACCACAGGCAAGAAATCAACCGCTGTTTCAACTCCACTAAGGGCATTAAGGAGTCCTTGGCGGTATCCTCCACCCAAGCCTGTAGCGTCTACCGTGTCTCTTAGAAACTCACTAAGGGAAGAGCGCATAGAAGGCTCTGCTGCGCGCATTGTTTGAACGCGAGGAGCCAGTTGGGTTCTACCCGCTAGAGAGTAGCGCTTGGCTAACTCTTGGTTAGCTAGTTCACTGACGGTTGGCAAGGCTCATTAACTCCGCTTCTGTCATGAATGGGATGCGAGCCTTAAGAGCCTGCTCTTCCATCATGTCCGACATCTTCTGTTGGTTCTCTAGCTCCTCGCCCATAGTCTTAGCGGCGGTGTGATCAATGGTAGCACCTGCCTGCTGTGCCTTGATCTGAGCCTCCATGCGCTTGGT